TTTGGGAAGATGAATATGTAATAGAAGATGATTTTTATTTTGAAGAAGAGTACACTATGGATGAAAATATGTACTTTGAAGAATTTGATATAGAAGAGTTTGATGTTACAGAGTTTGAACAACCCCCCATGTTTGAGGACTTTGAGGAGTTTGAAGACTTTGACATGGAAGAAATGCCTACAATGGAAGAGGTATTTTTTGAAGATGAATTTATAGAACCTCCCCCTGCAATGATGGAGGAGATGTTTACAGAAGAATTTGAAGAAGACTTTACAGATTTTATAGAAGAGACTGGCATGGAAGAAGAGTTCATGGAGTTTCTAGAAGAAGAAGGCATAACAGCCGAAGAGTTTTTTGAAGAGATAACAGAGGAGGAGTTTAGTGATGAACTTACTGATGAATCTTTTGAAGAGTTTGAGGAACCAATGGAAGAGGTCGCAACAAGTGAGGAAAGCGTACCAGAGGTTATTGAGGATAAAGAAGAAGAAATGGAACCTCAATCAGAAATAGAAGAAGAAGTAGCAACAAATGAAACAACAACAGATAACACTGAAGAAGAAGAATCCAGTAGCGAAAGAACTGAAGAATCTGAAGTACAAGCAGAAGATAGTGAAGAGCAAGATACTGTACGACAGGAAGAAACAGGAGACGTGGACACCGACACAAGGATTGCTTCAGATGTTGCAAGGGTAGAAAGTAAACTAAAACAAAACCTTAAAAAGATTGCTAAACAGATTGCACAAGTAACAAAACAAAATGCTCAAAACTTAACAAAAGAGGATATATTTTTTAAATCAAATGACCTTGACTCATATAAAAAAATAGCTTTTTATACAGCAAAAGATATATATGAGAACACAAACATGGGGTTATTTATAGGAATAGATTTATCTCCTTACACAGGAGAAATTTATGTAGGTACAAATTTAAATGCTTACAAAGAAGGAGACCCTATTGAAGTCAATAGAGTTAAATTAATAAACATAACAACAGTTAAAAATAAATTATTAGCTGAATTGGAGGCACTAAAACGATGAAAATAATGGATAAACTAAGTACATATGCCGCATTACTGGGCGTAATTGGAGCAATCGGTGGTGGTTTTTATACTTGGGGACAATTTAATTCACGATTAGATGCACTAGAAGCAGAGCCTCCTGTAAATTTACAACCATTAAAAGAAAAAGATAAAGAATTAACAAAACAATTTGATGATGTTTTACTATATGCAAACGAGTATAAAGTAGATTTAATTGATAGAATAGCAACTGTAGAAGAAAAGATTAAACCTGTAGATTTAACTTTAGTTTTTAAAGAGATTGGTAAAGTTAGAGAAGAATTAGCTATGCTTAATATTCCAGAAGAAACAGATTTAAAACCTGTATCAAAAGAATTAAAAAGATTAAGTGAAGAGTTAGTTAGAATAGTATCTACTATTCCAAAGGTTGTAAATCTACAACCCTTACTAAAAGCAATAGCAGAACTAGAAAAAAGTGTTGCCATTGCATTAAAAGAAAATGAACTACAAGATGTTATGATAGAAGAGATTAAACTAAAAGCAGGTAACCCCTTATCTGGTTAATAGTATCTACAATACTCCATACCAAAAGCCCTAGTTAATCTGGGGCTTTTTTTATTTTACCCTTTCAAACAGGTGCATAATCATCTTTAATTACGTGCTCTCTAAATTCATCTATTTCTTTTCGTTCTTCTTTACTCGTTAAACTTTGTCTAGCTCCAAATAAAATAGGGTTTTGTGGTGAAGCTAATTCTTTTTCATCATGTGCAAATACAGCATCTTTTGATTCTTCAACTTGTATTTCTTCATCTCTATTTCTATGTCCATTAGATAACAGCGAATAAAAATCAATATTAGTTAATTGTAGATGTGATTTATCATCATAAACCACGACCCAAGTTCTGAGTTTTAAACCATGTGTTGTTGTTATCTCCCATTTTTTAAATTCATGTACAGCTTTTGCAGGTACAGTACCTTTTGTTAAAAAATAGTTCATTTTACTACGAGTTAAAGTAGTAATTTCATTGTCATCAAATTGTAATTCCCATACTTTATCTTCATGTACATGGGTTTCTGGATTGTCACCACCAGAATCATTCTGTACAATATCTTTTATTATTTTTGTCATCCTATGTATCCTCTAACATCTTTTATATCTTGTTTAAATAAATTATCTATATATTTAATAGCATTTTCATATTTTATTGTATTTACGTAATTATAGTTCCATTTATCCATATGTTTACGAAACTCATCTGGAGGACACGTCCATTTTTCAGAAAAGAAATTACCTTTTGAATCAATACCAAAATATAATAACTGTAAAACTGCTTCATATTTATTTGGTATTGTTTTTTCCACCATTTTTTTCACTTTCTATATCTGGCAGAGTTCCTATTATTTGTATTAAATTATAAACCTCCACATAAGGTTTACTACTCAAATATTTGAGTAAAATACTTAATTGTTCCGTAGTTATTTTTTTCATTATTTATCCTTAAATTTAATTTCACCGGCAATCGCACCATACGCCGCCATATCAACATAAGTATCTTTACTTACAGCACCTAATTTTGTTCGTGCTATTTTTAGTAAAGACATCATAATAGCAACATCATGGGCTTCAACTTTTGTATCTAAATAAGCTGACCATAATTTTGCTATATTTTTATGGTTTTCCGTTTTGTCACCATAATCCTTATCTCTATCACCCTTTACAAGGTTATCTGCTGTTTTTAAAAATTCAGATGTTTTCATTTACCCTCTATTTTTTTTTCATTTTTAACCTTATATAGTCTATATGTACGATTATTCCATCTTTTACGCCAAGCCCAATTACTTATTTTACTTCCATAATGCTCACACAAATAATAAAAATACCTTATCATTTTTTATTTTTTTTAAACTTACGACCAACAACAAAAACAATAGAATTAATCACTGTATTAATTGTTACCATAGTTAAAATCCACCATTGCCAAAACTCTACACTCATTATACAGCAACATTTTCTTTTTCAAATAATTCATTTAAAGGTATTAATACACATTTAGATGCATTTCTGTCACCAATCATTTTGCTGTGTGTGGATTTATATTTTTCAACTAATCGTTTTAATCTAGGTACTTCAAAAACTAATTTACAATAATTATCTGTTCCTGTAGATAATATATGTATCCAAAAATCAGATTCTGTTTTATCAATACCACTTGCTTTACCATTACATTCATATTCTACAGCAATGTTACCTGTTTTTTTCCACCAATCTCTTTCTGTTTTTATTTCAATCTTTTTATTATGAAACATATCGTGAACTTGTTGCTCTCGTAGTTGTCCATATTTTAAATCCAAATCAAATTTACTATTTTTCACTATATCCTCTCGGTCTAAATGGAATTACATTACTTAACAATTCAACTTTTGTAGTTTTTAACTTTTCTTCTAACATAACTTCTTTTCCAATTTCAATTAAATCTTCTTGGTGTTTAATAGACATCTCACATAATCCCCTCATCATATAATATAATTCATTAACAGGTTTTTTCATTTTATCTACACAAATTATATTAAAGTTGTGTTCATCTACAGGAGACATTATAACATACATCTTGTTATTCGGTAGTATTATTTCTTCTTTCTTATCCATTTGTAACTTATTACTCCTCTATATATTGCGTATATTCGTGATATTATTTTAGCCATTCTTTGGGTATCCTATTGTCTGCATATAAAAAACCATGCCTGTCACACCAACTAGCATAAGAAGTTTTACTGCCTTTGTATATTTTTTTTTTAGAGTTAGGAAATATAAATCTAACATCCAAGTGTGGATTTTGTTCTTTAACCAGTAAATGTTTGACTCTATCTGTAACATCTAAGTTTCCTTTCAATTCTAAATGAAAATTATAATCATTTATATAGAAATCTGGAGTATAATTTTTAATAGGTACAATGTATCTAAATTTATATTTTTCATACTCATATTTAATATTATTTTTTGCCAAATGTTGTGCAAATTCTAATTCAAATCTACTTCTAAATCCATGACTTAATTTCATGTTACTATTGTTTTTGGTTTATAGATTTCATACAACTCTTCTAGTCGTAAATCTAGGTATTGTGCTGTCTTGGGTGATGTCTTTCGTAATTCTTCTGTATATCCATGAATATCAGCAATTATGATAGCATTTCGGCTTAACAAATTTTTAATTTGTCCTATATCTTCATCTAGAGTAAGTTTATTGGTCTCATATGTCCTATCACCCCACAGAACACGAAAAGGGTCTCTAGTCCTTAAAAACAGCACATTACTAGCATTTTCTCCTTTTATATACTCTTGAATGTAGAAAACATCGGAATTTGACTTAACATCGGCATCTTCAATGTTTAACTGAAATATTACAGGCAATTTTCTAAATCTTCCTCTTTCAATTTAGTATACCATACCATAGGTCTGTTCACTGCTCTTGTAGCTACCTTTTTATGTAACTCTGCTTTCGGCCAACAATGATATTTGTAGTTACAAAAACTACATGACATAGCCATAAGTTTATTTCCTGTAAATACATCTTCACCTTTTATTTTTATTTTCTCATCTTTAGGTTCAAATAATTTTTTAAATGGTTTATTCTTAACTAATGCTACAACATTTTCAGATGCTTTATCTAAAGCCTCTTTTGACTCTTCTTCTTGCTCTCTTGGTGCTTCACATATTGACCATTCACCTGTTGATTTGTTTACAGCAATCCAACCACCAAAAGGTACTTTTTCTGCTTTAGCATAACCATA